GCCCGTGCGCGGCGGCTTTGTGATGGTCACCGAGTACGAAGTGCCGCTGGCCGTCCACCTTGCGTACTGCATGAGCCAGTAATCCTGCGCCGTGACAGGACGCAGACACATGACCAACCAATGCCAACCCATCCGGGTTCTGGCATTTCCATGAACCTGGGAAAACAACATGACCAATAAATTCGTAGTTGGCCAATACGCCGAAGGCCAAGGCGGCATCTATATCGGCGTGACCGCGCAAGGCCGCCACCTGTTCGCTGCCGCGGAACCGCTGGATGGCGTATTCGAATTCGGCGGCTACGGCGATGAGCTGGAAGGCTATTCCGATCTGGATGGCGCCGAGAACACCCGCAAGCTGGTGGAGTGTGGCGGTCATCCGGCGGCTCTGGCCGCTACCGAATTCACCGCCGATGGGCACAGCGACTTCTACCTGCCGTCCCACCGCGAACTGCTGCAGGTGGTGGCGATCGAGGGATTCGACGCAAGCGTCGGCGATGTCTGGACCTCGACGCCCTACGGTTCCTACTACGCCTGGGCGGTGGATTTCGAGGACGGCACCATCGGCGGCTGGGACCGCGGCTTCGAGTTCCGGGTTCGTCCCGTCCGCAGCATCATCGCTTAATCAATTCATCCCTTTTCCCCGGCTTGCCGGGGATAGCAGCATCGAAAGCGGATGCACTATGCCGCGTCCGGTCTTCCTAGGTCTGAAATTGGGGAAAACGCGGCCACTAGTGTGTAGCGAGTAGGAATCGCCCGGGCTTAGCGCCGGAGCTGGAACCGTAACCAGCGTTCACGGCTGCTCAAGTCGGCGCATCCAGGCGCAGCGCCCTAGCCGCGCTGCGATCCCTAACTTTCAACGCGTGCGAAAAGCCTAAGCCCTGCTTTATGGGCACTTGGGTGCGCCGACTTGAGCAAGCTCTTACGCAGCCTTCCTCCCTTCCCTCAAGCTTCTCAGACATACCGGCATGGACGTTCATGGCGTGGCGCTGAGTTTTCTGTGGGGAATCGGCTAGGGAGGTTGCACCTAACAAGGAATGACCATGGGGACTCGCCCTAAGTTCACCTTCGATCCACCTCAGGAAATCTACGACATGCGGTATGCAGAGGTCGTCAAGGAAATCGAGGCGGACCTGTTCAGGTGGCGGCACCAGGTCATCGAAGCTTTCGAGAACGAGTTCCCCGATGAGGACGCCCAGATGCTGGCGTTCATCGCAGGCGACGCAGATCAGCCGGAGAAGATTCTTGAGCTGGCAGCGTCTGGAATCCTGGGACCTGAATGCCGCGATCAGATGACGCTCGCTATCGCGCATCTTGCCGACTACCACACCAAGAAATACGTACGCGGCTACTGGCCGAATTGGAGCAAAGGATGAAGCGCTTCTTGCAGTGGCTTACCCAAATCGACGCCCACACGCTTGTGGGCATTTTTTCGCTCATCTGCGCCATTGTCGGGATCATGTCCGTCTTGCAACAGGAAGACGAAGCGGCGCGACTCGCGGGTGATGGCACAACCAAATACGCAGCCAAGGACTGAAATGACCGAGACGACCGAACTTGCTGAGCTGCCGCCCCAGGAAACCGCGCTGGAGGTTTATTCGAAGCCCGGCGGCCTGGAACCCTGGCTGGACAAAATCCGCGCCGAAGTCAGCGGCCACGTCCCTGACCTGACGACCAAGAAAGGCCGCGAGGCCATCGCCAGCTTGGCGTTCAAGGTCCGGAAGGTAAAGACTGCCCTCGACGGCCTGGGCAAGGAGCAGGTGGACCGCCTGAAAGAGATCCCGAAAAAGATCGACGCCGAACGCCTGCGCATGCGCACCGCGCTGGATGCCCTGGCCGAAGAGGTGCGCGCGCCGCTCACCGAGTGGGAAGCCGCCGAGGAAGCGCGCCAGCAGCGCCACCAGTTGGGTATCGAGTGGTTCCGCCTGCGCGCCGACGAGCACCGCGACCTCGACGCAGCCGAACTGCGCTCCACCCTTGAACAGGTCAATGCGCGGGCCGTGGATGCGTCCTGGGAGGAATACGAGGCCGAGGCGCACCGCGTCAAAGCCCGCGCTCTGGACGCGCTGACGCAGGCCCTGGTGGCGCACGAGAAACACGACGCCGAGCAGGCCGAGCTGGCGCGCCTGCGCACCGCCGAAGCGGAGCGCGAGCAGAAAGAGCGTGAAGAGCGAATCGCCCGGGAGGCCGCCGAGCGCGCCCAGCGCGAAGCCGAGGCCCGCGCCCAGGCCGAGCGCGACGCCGCCGCGCGCCGCGAGGCTGAAGCCCTGGCTGCCGCCGAAACCGCCCGCCTGAATGCCGAGCTGGCCGAGCAGCGCCGCATTGCTGCCGAGCAGCAGGCCGAACTCGACCGCCAAGCCGCCGCGACGCGCGAACGGGAAGCTGCGGCGCAGGCCGAGCAGCGCGCGCGGCAGGCTGCCGAGCAGGCCGCAGCCGCTGAGCGCCAGCGCATCGCCGACGAACAGGCCGCTGTGGCCGCCGAAGCCGCGCGCCGCGAGGCTGACCTGGCCCACAAGACCGCCATCAACCGCGCTGCTCTGGACGCGTTTGTCCATGGCGGCATGCCCGAGGACTGCGCCAAGCAGGCAATCAAGCTGATCGCCAAGGGCCAGATACCCAACATCCGCATCACCTACTGAGGAAGCCATGACCGAAATCATCGACGCCCCGGCCCGCGAAGTGGCCCCCCGCCCCGAACCGAACCCCGGCCACCTTCCCGCGCTGGCCGCCAATTCGCCCATGGGCATGATGCTGGCCGCCGTGCAGCAAGGCGCCACGCTGGAACAGGTCGAGAAGATGATGGACCTGCAGGAGCGCTGGGCCAAGGCCGAGGCCAAGAAGGCCTACGACGAGGCGTTCGCCAACTTCAAGGCCGAGGCGGTCAAGATCATCAAGGGCAAGGACGTCACGGATGGTCCCTTGAAGGGCAAGGCCTACGCCGAACTGCACGACGTCGTCAATGCGGTCACGCCTGCACTCTCCAAGCATGGCCTCTCGTCGTCCTGGAAGCTCACGCGCGACGACAGGGACTGGATGGAGGTGACCTGCTACCTGCGCCACGTGGGCGGCCACGAGGAAAGCGTCAGCATGGGTGGCCCTCCCGACAACGGTGGCGCCAAGAACGCCATCCAGGCCCGCGCCAGCACCAAGACCTACCTCGAGCGCTACACGCTCAAGGCTATCACCGGACTTTCTGAGCAGAACGACGATACAGATGGGGCCGGAGCGTACCGGAACGCCCTACTGGATGAGTGGGCCGAAAAGCTCCAAACCGTGAACTCCGAACAAGACCTCCGCGCCTTGAGCCGAGAAGGCCAGAAGATCTTCAACTCGAAGCGGGATCAGGTCGGCTTCCGAGATTTTTCCACGCTCGTCCAGGCGCGCGCCGCCGAAATTCAAGGGGTTAAACATGCGTGACATCAAATTCCGCTGCTCCAGCATAGGCAAGCTGATGACGTCGCCCACTGCGGCGGCGATTAAGGCTGGCGAGGTGTTGTCGGTCGGCGCCAAGACCTACATCCGCGAACTGGCCCAGCAGGAGATCTTGGGTATCGACTTCGAGATATCCGGAAAAGAAATGGAGAAAGGCAAGGAAGTTGAGCCGGACTCCATCGGGCTGTTGAACCGCGTCCGCGGCCTGTCCTTGGTGAAGAACGCCGAGCGCCGCACCAACGAATGGCTAACGGGCGAATGCGACCTCTACGACGCAGAGCGCCGGCGCGGTCACGACCTGAAGTCGTCGTGGTCGGCGAAGACGTTCCCCGGCTGGCTGGTCGACGCGATCGACAGTGGCTACGAGTGGCAGATGCGCGGCTACATGATGCTGTGGGATGCCGACGAATGGGAAGTGAACTATGCCCTGGTAGACACGCCGGAACGCCTGATCGGCTTCGAGCCGCTGCAGATGCACATCGTGTCTCACATCCCCGAGCATCATCGCCTGACGTCCTGGATCATCGAGCGAGACTTCGACAAGGAGCGCGAGATGGTCGCCAAGGTCAAGGCCGCGCGCGAGTATTTCGCCGAGGTCATTCAGGACTTCGACCAGATCCACCCTCAACTGCTCAAGGAAGCCGCGTAATGGCCAGCGTCAATAAAGTCATCTTGGTGGGCAACCTCGGACGAGACCCCGAGGTCCGCTACAGCCCCGACGGCGCGGCCGTCTGCAATCTTTCCCTCGCCACGACGTCCAGCTGGAAGGACAAGACCAGCGGGGAAAAGCGCGAAGAGACGGAATGGCACCGCGTCGTCATGTACAACCGCCTGGCTGAAATCGCCGGCGAATACCTGAAGAAGGGGCGGTCGGTCTACATCGAGGGCCGCCTGAAGACCCGAAAATGGCAGGACAAGGACACCGGCGCCGACCGCTACAGCACCGAAGTCATCGCCGATCAGATGCAAATGCTGGGCGGCCGCGAATACGGCGGCAGTGATGGCGGTGGTTACGACGACGCGCCGCGCCAGCAGCGCGCCGCCCCGGCCCAGCGCTCGACGCCTCAGCAGCGGCCCGCCCAACAACAGTCGGCTCCTGCCAGCAACCTGGCGGACATGGACGATGACATCCCTTTTGATTGAGGGCGCAGGAACTAGAACACCGAAAGGATTCCTGCGCCCCATGTAGCCCCCCCCTGCCGCGACCGCGGCAAATCCCCTAGGAAGACCATGAACAACATGATCCCGTTGGATCCGGGCGGTTTGCGCCTGGAAATCCCTGCTTCCACCCTGCTCGATGCTCTGAGCAGCTATCTATCCTCTCGGCCGGCGGCACCGGTCCACCAAGCCAAGATCGGCGAATACCTGCCCGGCCAGGGCGGGGTCTACGCCGGCGACATCCTCGGCGACGACGGTGTTGTCTACGGCCTCATTGTCGCCAGCGAGGACCTGGACGGAACCTACGCCTGGGGGCCGGAGGATGGCGAACGCACCGCTAGCACCTGGGACGGCCTGGTCAACACCAACGATCTGCTACGCCATGACAAGGATCACGCGGCCGCTCGCGCCGCCAAGGCTTACAGCGCTGACGGGCATGCCGACTTCTACCTGCCCGCCAAGCGCGAGCTGCAGATCATCGCGGCCAACCTGCCCCACCTGTTTCAGCCGAAGCCCTACTGGACCTCCTCGCCCTACGGCTCCTTCAACGCCTGGGCGGTGTATTTCGAGCACGGCAGCGTCGGCCACTGGCACCGCTACGGCGAGTTCCGAGTTCGTCCCGTCCGCAGATTTACCTATTGATCCATTTACCCCTTAAGCGGGCGAAGCCCGCAGGAGACTTGCATGACCGCTACCGCAACGACCGCGCCCGCCATCGGGCAGGAATGGCCTGAACAGGGCGGCATTTACATCGGCTCCCGCCTGATCGATGGCGCCGTGCATCACGTGATCATCCCTGGCGGCAAGGAATTCGACCTGGATGGCGTGGAATTCAATGACATGGTTTCGGCCGTCACCGATCGCGGCGAAGTGAACGGCCATGCCGATTGGCGCGCGCCGGACCAGGAAGACATGATGCTGGCCTACATCAACGCCCCGGACCTGTTCGAAAAGAACGATTGGTACTGGACGAACAAGCCCTACGGCTCCAACTACGCCTGGGCGGTGGATTTCGAGGGCGGCAGCGTCGACGTCTGGCACCGCTACGGCGAGTTCCGAGTTCGTCCCGTCCGCAGATTTACCTATTGATCCATTTACCCCTTAAGCGGGCGAAGCCCGCAGGAGACTTGCATGACCGCTACCGCAACGACCGCGCCCGCCATCGGGCAGGAATGGCCTGAACAGGGCGGCATTTACATCGGCTCCCGCCTGATCGATGGCGCCGTGCATCACGTGATCATCCCTGGCGGCAAGGAATTCGACCTGGATGGCGTGGAATTCAATGACATGGTTTCGGCCGTCACCGATCGCGGCGAAGTGAACGGCCATGCCGATTGGCGCGCGCCGGACCAGGAAGACATGATGCTGGCCTACATCAACGCCCCGGACCTGTTCGAAAAGAACGATTGGTACTGGACGAACAAGCCCTACGG